GAACGCCTGTCTCCAGACGTTCTCTATATAACATTTATGCCACCTGCTTAAATTGTTCTATCGCAATATCGCAAACAAGATTTGCCACCCTTATTGCCTTTTTATTTCCAACTTCTATCAATTTATCAATCCATTCTTTTCTTAACTCTTTGATTTCGACCTCATTCAACCCTTGCATTTCACAAAGCAGCTCTGATAATAAATCTTTTAATTCATTCATCTACGCCACCTCCTGATAAACAACTTTACACTTGTTAATCTTTCCATTGGATAACTGATATTCAATCATGGTAGGATATCCATTAGTTTCTAGCCATTCTTTTATTTTTCGGAATACGCTGTCCTTATACTGAATTGTAACACCATCATGCCCATTTCTACTGTACGCTGTTTTTACAATTTCATCTTCTGTTACATCCAATTTCTGAATAATTCCACTAACAGCCTTGTCATGTGGTTTCCCATTATTGGACATAATTCCTAACTCTTTAGCAATTCTCGTGCAATCCCATAAAACAGGAATTTCTGAAATCAAAGGTATATTGATTGGATATCCATTATCAGAATAAATCCGCACAACTTCTGCCGCTATGTACTTAGAGTCTACGCCTGCATCATGCAGTGCGCTTTTTACATTCTTAACCATTTGATTTACAGATGGTAGTTTTTCTCTTTTCTTAACACTTTCTTTCCGGATGATTCCATACTGAATCACATCTTCCATATCGTGGAATCGGTTGATGTATTTTGCTGTAAACTCTGTGCCTTTGATTCCTGTTAACTTGTGAGCAATGAACTCGCAGCCTTTCTTTGTAACATCAAAACATTGCAATACTCTTCCTGTTTTGTCTTTATATGTACTGTCTCGAAAAAATTCACTGGGCTCAATTTTGAGCTCAGTCAATTCATAAGTGTATTTTGCGATATCTCGTAATAAATTCTTATGTCTCTTTTCAACCATATCTGCGACTTCTAAACTACTAATTGTCTGTTCTGTCATTTTTAAATCATTCATTCTGTTGCCTTTCTTCCATAAATTGGATATTGATTTTTGCACCAAAATGAAGTAACATTATAATAATGATACCTTTTTGGTGTTATCATCTGGGAATAGCTTGTACCGGCCAAAGTATTCAGCTGTTCCCTTTTTTTTGTTTCTAAAGTTCCTCATTTAATTTGCGTATCCCTTCACGTATCGCTGCTGATTCACTCGTTCCATACTTGCGACAATATTCTATAAGTATGCTATCCGTTTCCTCATCAATTCGACACTGAATTTTTCTGTTTTTAGGATTTCTGGTGGGACGTCCTCTTCTTTCATGTGCTAAATCTTCAGTTTTCATTATCTGTATTCTCCTTTCTACTATTTTTCGTAATTATAATATCACTATTTTTCGTAATAGTCAATACTCTTTTTCGTGTTTACAAATATGATTTTTCGTGTTTTAATTATAATATAAATATAAAAGGAGGTGCTTTATGGCATTTGGAAAAGAATTATCTGATATCCTACACCAAGAAAATATGACTGTAAAGGAATTGGCTGAATTAGCAGATATTCCTGTTACTACCCTGTATTCTTTAATTAAACGTGATAACAACACAGTTAATTTGGATTATGTACGTCGCATCTGTGATATATTAGGATCTGATCACGCAAGTCAATTACTTTCAGCTGCTAATCTCTCCAGTTTCATCAACTCTGACGTTACTGCTGCGGTTTTAGCCAGTGGCTCAAAAAGTCCTAACAAACTCAGTGTTAAAAATATCTACACAAAGGAAGAAAAATTACTCCGTCACTATCATGCCTTAAATCCAGAAGGTCAAGATTTATTACGTCGCTACGCCAGGGATTTATATGATCTTCCACGCTATAGAAAGGAAAAAGATTAACCATTGCACAGAGGCTACTTCAATAGTTTTCTGTGCTTTGTCTTCTCCTGCATTTGACTCTAACACATTCTATTTTTTTGTCAAATTTCTTACTCTTTTTTGACATTTTCCATTTGTGCAAATCTCATAATCTTTTTTAAGTTTAATTCCTATTTTTGCATCACCTTTGTGATGCATTTTTCTTCTCAAAATTCTCGATTTACGCATCTTTTTTATGCACATTGCAAGAATTTGACTTTTTTTACAATATTCCTGACAGATCACCGCCATTTAGCAGTATCTGTGTTATCTCATCCTGTCTCTTCTTCTCTTCTTTACTTATATCATCCGGAAGTGCATAGATCTTTTGCATCTCCCTTATCCTTTTTCTCTGTTCTTTGTCAAAATTCTTTAACTCTGCCCCACGATATCCGATAATCTCGCAAATCTTACAATCATCATGAAGGGCACTGAATAGCGACATAAATTTCCACCAGTGCAAAAAATCAACCTCGAACAGATCAATCTTATAATCCTGCATAAACCCTGCATTGATATAATCAAAATCATATTCAAAGCTGATCACTTTTTTCTTTGTTTTTGTTTTTGATTGTTTATCTTCCTTACCACAGGAATAAAACCACAGCATTTTTTCCATAGCTTCTTCCAGATCATCCGGAACATTATCTCTATAAAAGAGTTTTAGTGCATCATAATATTTTGCATTTGCGATCGCATCTTTTTCTTCAATATCGATTTCTTTCATCATTTCTTCTGCAAACTTCTTTTGATCATCTGTAACTTCTTTTCCAAAGATAATCTCTTCCACATTCATAATTGTTCTGAAATCAGCATCAATCTTATATGTTTCACTCCCGATATCTACTGACACCGGGAGTTCTCTTCTGATCATTCAGCTCCAATCATCTTGTGCAGATCATTGACTCTCTTTGTATGACCAGCTAACTGTGAATCTCTGATAGAATAAAGCTTCTTAATTGCTTTCGTTCTTTCTGTCAGATCATGTTTTGATGTAAAGATTTCATCAGCGGTGCCATTTCCAAATACCTCGTCAAAAAACTCACTAATGATTTCTGACTCATACGCCACGCCTTCTGCCTTGATTTTTCCATCTTCTGCATTCTTCTCTTCGTACTCACCAAGTTTCTTCCACATTTCCTTTCCTGCATCACTAAATTTTTTCATCATGTCCGCATCCAGGAAATTAAATGCGAGCTTCTTTCCATTCCAAATAAACATATATCTTACTCCTTAATTCCAATTTCAAGCTTCGCTTTCGTTTACTCCGTTGCTGAATCCGGTGTAAATGTCTTTGTCTTTGTATCAAATTTACCCATAACAGGATCTCCTTTGTCGTGAAGTGTTCCCTCAACCTGTAATTCTCCGTCATTATCAGAGAAACTTGAAATTTCAGCAGCTACGGTAAACATACGTGCTTTGAATACTGTCCCAGTGGTATCTCCCTCTACTTTTTCATCCAGATCAACGCGAACAAATTCACGTTCTGCATCTGCTCCTGTTTTTCTCTCTTTACCAATGCTGACCAGATCTTTAATGACATTTTCGCTTGGAATCTGATCGGCTGTAAATCCGTGCTCACCTTCATAACTTGTAATGCTTGATGTGGATGATTTATCATTGATATATTTTTTACTTGTTGTCTGTGCTCCTGGATCTTCATTTAACTCTGTAAAACCAGTTCCCATAAGTTCGAAGTTTTCTCCTACTTTTAAGTAAGAAGCTTCCTGATAACGCTGTTTTACTGTTTTACTTGCTGTTTCTGCCATTTTATATTCCTCCTAATTTTTGATAATAAATTAACTGACACTGAATCTGGTATTGTGCTTTTGTTGCATCTGCGTTAAACACGTAGCCATTTGTCAGTGCCTGTATTTTAATTGCTCTTTTTCCTTTATCCATTTCCGGAAGATCATTATTGATCGTACATCGTTCCAACCAGTCTGAGAAATCTTCGTAAAACTCCGCCACATCGATATTCTCTGCAACGTCTGCCCCGAAGTACTCACGGCTTGCCAGGACAAAATTAAAACGGCGTTCTGTGTCGCCGTTAATATATCGCTTTTTAATTGGCTGTGATGTTACCGATGCTTCGATCGCATAACTTTTTGTATCCTCCGGAAGATGTTCCACGCCCACCAGATCATCAAATGCTGATAATCCAGGATAATCTTGTATAAATTCTCTTACACTTGCGATCACGCTCATTCTGCTTTACCTCCAATAAACTTCGCAACAGATTCCACAATCTGATCTCCGTTGTCAGCCCAACATCGCTGATCCCATTCTTTACCACGGAGGCCTTTCCCTTTATTCTCATGATATTGTCTCTGTGCATATGGCTGTACATAATCAATAGAATCTTCATTTTCTATCGCTGTATTTTTTAATGGTCCGTTTAAGTACGGAACATACGGATCTGCTTTTCTTCGGAATTCACCAGTAAAAAATCTTTGTGCTGGTCCACCAATCTGAAGACCTCTTGTCTTTAAAATCTGATCTGGCGAAAGTTCGACTTTTACTTGTGTTCCCATTTAAGCACCTCCGATTCTCCAATGTGGCAAACTTCCTCTCCGGTTATCCGAAAACGATAATACTTTTCCCGTGTACTGCTGTTTTAAAAATTCTGATTCTTTTTCAAAATCTTCTAACAATCCTTTTCCAAACAGATCCCCGTTGTTGATCGTCCAATACTTTTCTGCTTCTTCTGCAGATAATTCCCGATACTTGTCTGCATTGATATATTCTCTCCCTTCTGTATCTGCGGATAACGGGATGCGGATCTGATACAAATCGGCAGAACTAAGTCCCTGATCGGTAACAGTTGTCTGCTGCTTTGTGTAAAAATTAACACCTTTGATCTGAGTCTTTAAATAGATCTTTCGTGCTGTCTTTTTATCAACTCCGTGACTGTTATAGATCGTGAGGTCTGCATTTGTCATCATATGGCCCACACCCCCTGTACAAGAGTCCTGTATGTGCAAGATAAGGATACGCCGCTTTCTTACAACGATGCTCTACTGTTCCTGTTGCTTTGCTCTGACTCGTCACAAAGCTTACACTGTATCCATCGTTGTTCTCACTTGCAATCTCCCTTCCTGCATCATCTTTTCTCATTCTGTCCTGATACATTACATCTGCCACTGCGCATGTGGCCAGACTCACTTCCTCTGGAATCTCTGCCATATCATCAACTCTGGCAAATGTAAGAAACTTCACAAAGATACTCGCCTTTAAGACCATACTAGGGAAAGCTTTCTCCGGTATGATCTCGCCATGAAATGTATTTTCATAAAAATCCCTGTCTGCATATTCCACCATACCGGATCACCGCCTACCCTCTGGAAATGATTCTTGCGATTGGAATTGCTTTGTGATCGATCACTTTCTTATCGGAATTTGTTTTTCCGTTATCAACCAGTGTCCAGTTAGATCCATCAGCAAGTTCTGTATCTGTTGGGGATTTTGCAGCCATAGATTTTCTAGTAAATGAAATGCCGTATGGTGCAAATACTTTTCTCTGTCTCATATACAGAGTATCTTCTCCGCCATGTGTTTTTGGATCACGATACATTTCATATGGTACTTTGGCACCAATGTCTTCATAATCAAAAGCTCCGTCACCTAGCACATAAGTTGTATATTTTGTGTAAGCTTCCTGTGCTGCAACATAACCAGACTCTCCTTTTGTTCCACTTTCTTCTACTGCAGCAACTTCTTCTGTTGGCATAGAATCATCGATCAGAACTAAGCGGCCATTCCATGTTGCAAGAGTTAAGTCTCTTTCAACTCCATTTGCATCTGTCTGTGTCATATATTTTAACAGTTTCAGATTTTCAAGATTCGTTGCCACCGCGCTGTGCATGATCGCGATCGTAAACTTAGACTTATTGTCTCCTGCTGCCTTCTGTAAAGCCGTATTTAATGTATCAGCCTGGACAACATTCTTTGCATTTCCATCTTTGTCGGTTGCTGTTACTGCTGTGATATCAGATGTATGTGTATCAACAAAGACTTTGTTTTCTTTTCCGGTCATTGCAAAGACACCTTCCAGAATCTTTACTAATGTTGTCTGATCCAGATCAGCTTTGTAATCGTTAACCTGTGCTGCAACATTGTCCATAAAGCTTACGCCACCTGTGACATCTTCTGAAAAGTCTCGTTCTGTCCACCCTTTCATACGACCAACTACAACGACACCTCTCTCAAATGTATCTGTGCTTTCAGACTTAAGATCTGTCTCACCATCATAGTTCTGTGCTGCTCCACCGATCAGACCATGCATTGGCAATACTGCATATACTGTTCCTGTCTGTGAACTGAACGTGTTTTTGATATCCTGATTACCTTTTAAGGCTCTGGACTTGATCAGCTCGTTCTTTTTTAAATTTGGGATCCTCTCTGTGTAGGCACCAAATGCCTGAGGATTGAATGATTTAGAATCAAATTTTTCTCCTGCCATTTCTTACTCCTTTATTTAAATCTCTGCTCCGGGATTCTGTTCCATATAGTCACAGAGTTCCGAATATGTCATTTCACTTGGTTTCTTTCCACCAATACCGCCGGAACCACCATTTGTTCCTTTAACGATCGTTGGTGCTGGTTCATCGCTCTCGAACAAGAAGCTGTTTTCTTCCTTGATCTGTGACAGCTGTTCGTCTAAACCAATGATCTTTCCATCGTTTAGTTTCAGTCCGTCCATATCAAGTAACGCTTTAACCGCTTTGCTGTTTCTGGCTTTCGCTCCTGTCAATGCTGCAGTTAACGCATAATCAAATTTCATTTCTGAAATCTGAGCATCTGCATCACTCTTTGCTTTCTCAGCTTTCGTTTTCCAGTCATCTGCTGCCTGCTTGATGCCGTCAATGTCCATGTCTTTAAACTTCTGAATCTCTGCATTTGCATCGTTTACCTGAGTTTCAAGACTTTCTGCTTTTAGCTTATAGCTGTCTCGCTCCTGAGTGATCTTCTCTGCTTTTTTCTGTTCTACAGCGATATCCTTTCCGTTTTCAGCCATGATCTTATCAATCACTTCCTGGGAAAGATTTAAACCTTTTAAAAAATCTGTTTTCATGTTACTATGCTCCTTTCGTATTAGGTTGTTTTAGGCGTGTAACCGACCGCCACGAACCGACTGTTTAAGGTCTGATCAGCTGACCAATGTTATTTCTTTGCATAAAAATAACACCCAGATCTCTCTGCGTGTCCTCTGCAGCTTAACCCTGCTGCGGGGAGATATTTGGATCACCGTCCTTTCTATTCTGTTGACTTCATGTTTCGCTGCTCCTTTCTTAAAAATTCGTATAAAAATACCACCTGACATTGATCAGATGGCGTTTAATCTAAATTAAGTTTTTCTTTACATGCATCACAATAAAATGATTTTGTTGTTTTTGGATTTCCAACTGGTACTAACTTTCCTTTTTTGCATAATGGACAAGTTGCTTCTTGCCCTTGTCTTACTTTTTTAATTGCTTCATCAACTTCATCCCAAAATCTCATATATAATCACCTCCACGGTAATTCTGGATACAATTCTTTTATTTCTTTAATTATACTTCTTAATTCATTTGCAGTCAATGTATTACGACGATACTTATGTTTTAACTCCTGAGCTCTGCAAACGCATTCTGACCACTGTGATCCACCAATATCATATCGATGATGTGTTATTTCATGAATCAATGTTTCAGCGGTTTTTTCAATTGTTTTTGTGTCTGATGCATAAATACGAATATTATCTTTCCATTGCTTTCCGTATAACTTATCTGGATTATCAACATGATATGCTAATTCTATATTAATTTCTGGATGATCAACAATATATTTCATTGTCTCTTTTCCAATGTCGGACTTATTCAAATTTCTCTGAACGCTCCAATGATTGATCAGATCCTTTTGTCCTAAATTAAAATCAGTTAATCGTTCTGTAAATTTAGATTCATTGACTTTTGTTTTTCTATTACTCCATACAGCTTTCTGTGCAACACTACGACCAAATCCAACGATATCTCCTGCTTTGTTCTTTACTGCATGGATCTGAACTCTGGCAGACTCATATCGCCTTCCTGTTTCTTTGCAGAAAGCTTTTAATGCTGCTTCCTGTTTCTTTAATTTCACAGATTCTTCATTAAACCGATTCTGTAAAGTATTTTTTAAGGTATCATCTTTCGCTTCACTGATCGCTGAATTATATCCAGCAAGTTTCCTCTTTGTCTCTCTGATCTGTCGTTCATGACCTCTCTGCATCTGACCCGCTTCATACTCTGTAAATTGCTTTCCATTGTATTCAACATTCTTTGCAGAATAATCATCTAACATCTCTTGCGTATATGCTGGCGTCGATATTCCTGGGAAGAACGCATGGAAGTTATGGCGGCAATTCCAACCACATAAACCTGGTCCTGTTCCATATCCTGTTGCTTCATAAAAGTTTTCATATTTTGGATCAGTCCCAGATAAACAAAAGACCTTCCCTTGCCATACGGCATGTTCCGGTCTTGCTCCTTCATGTGCAGTTGTTTCAACATAATCACAGTTCTGATCTTTTGCGTATTGCAAGTTCATTTCTGCTGCAGTCTGGTTTACTCCGGTAAGTACAGCTCTTCTTACCGCGACATCTAATTTATCGACATGCTGTGACGGATATAAGACTTCTGTTCCCTGCACTGCTGCCTCTTTGATCGCATCTGCAATTGCTTTGTCATAACTGAATGCTCCAGAACTAACTTTCATCTGTGCTCTATTACAAGCTTGTATGTAAGCTGACTGTGATCTTACTGCGGTTGTCATCGTGAGATTATCAAGTTCCTGGCATGTTTTTCTGATATTTGCTTGCAAGATTCTCTGCATTCCATTGGACTGATTTAACTTAATATCTTCTTTGCCTGCCTGTTTGTAATATACAGCCTCGTTCTTTAAGTTCCTAACACCTGCTTCTTCATACATTCTCTGAACTTCATGCTTTTGATATCCAGATACCTGACTTACTCGCTTGATCGTATCTTTATAAACAAGACCTGCATTCTGTAAAACTTCAGCCTGATGTTTTGTTGACTCTGATACATTTCCCATCTTTACGATTCTTTTTGCCATATCAGATATGATCGCTATTGTCAGAGTGTCAATGATGCCAAGTAACTGATCGGAGAACTTTTCCAAATACTTCGGATCAAGCATCTGTGATCACCTACTCTTCCTGGATGGTAAAACGATCATCCTGTGCCGGCATCATTTTCAATGCTTCTTCCTCAGATACGCCATACTTGGCCGCAATGTATATTTCTTTTCGAATCAGTCCTGCAGTTGCATCCTGCTGCATACTCTGCAGTTCCTGTTCTTTGTCGATCACGATCGAATCGTCCCAGTCAAAACTGATTTCGTATTTCTTGCCACCATTTAGATTAGCAAGCTGTGCGATCACATCCATTGCATAGACTAATTGTTCTAATGCTTTTTGCAGCGCTTTCTGGATATCAGATACTGTGCTGTATGATCGCTGTTTACTCGCCTTAATTTCTTCTGCAGTCTTATCGACTGTGTTTGGATCACTTAATGTTCCATAGGCGAGACCTACGTTAAACTCAATCCTGCGAAGAATTGTATTGAATCCATTGATAAGACTTTCGTCACGGATTGGCGGTGCAAACACTTTATACTGGTCGTGATCTTCGTCAAAATCCATCATCCGAAAGAGTCTTTCTTTTCCTTTTGGAAGATCAAATTCTCCGTTTTCTTTACGTTTAAATAACCCAATGTCTGCATCGATCGCTAATTCAGACCCTTCATATTCCCATAAGATTCTCGTCCATTGATAATCAGCTTCTTTGATATCATCGATTGCTCTGGAATATACAGATACTCCCAACGGAGATGAATCATCGACATTATTTGCATTTGGTATCTTGAAGTATGCAAATAACGGCTTTTTCACGTTTAAGATCGTGACAGCTTCTTCCAGATTTGCCCACTCTGGTACAGCACTAAGCGGTACTTCTTTTCCCAATACCTCAACATTATCAAGATCCTGTCTTACAAAAGCCTTATTCATAATGTGATATGTAGTGTTCTCATCATGCTGATGGTATTCCAATCTTGTATATACCTGTTTCCCGATCGTTACAGTTTCCATAAAGACCGCTGCGATAACTTCCCCTCTGGAATTAAATTTCGTTGGGAAAAAGTGATCAGCTTGGACCATGTCAACTTCAATGTGTCCGTCAGAAACATAAGGCTTCATTGCAAGTCCACCTTTTGCACAGGCATATTCCGTATACGTTCGTATGTTATCAGTCACGGTTTGGTATTCATCGTTGAGAAACTTATTTCCTGTGATCTCGGTCTTTAATTCCAGTGTGACAAGCCTTGCAAATTCTCCGGCAATAGCTGCAGGTAACCCACAAAGCTTCAGCTCTTTTCTTTTCCAAGGCGGTTGATTTTTATACATCTTCGACCAGAGATCAATTTCTCTTGCCATCTTGTCCGATACGGCAACATCAACTCCGATCGCATCCCTGATATTTTCTTTTCCAAGCATTTTTCTTATCACCTGCCTTATTCGCTCAATAATTTCTTTTATCATTTAATCAACTCCATTTTCGTTCACGTCTTACGATCGTGTAAGCAAAATATCTCACTGCATCCATACAATTGTGTATAATAAAACCACCACAAACACTAAAGTTGTGGTGGTTCTTGACTTCCATATTATATACATCTGCTTTTCCTATGGATTTAACACTTTTTATTTTTACATACTGGACAGTATTTTGTTTTTTGGTACTTATTGGCAACATATTCCTTGCCACATTTACAACAAATTTTAATAGCATCATCAACTCCTGATTTTCGTCTCCATGCCGATTTGCATTTATTTGAGCAAAATCTTGATCTTGTTTGTGTGCTAACAAATTCTTTATTACAATACTCACAAACAAACTTTCTTGGAACTTTCATCTTCCCTTTCATTTGCTCATAATGCTTTTTGTGCCATTCGCTCCCGTCTTTGCTTTTGTGCCAATCTTTAGAAGCGGGAATAGCATTTTCTTTTAAGTTTTTTAACATATCATCATAATTGTTTCTTGCCTTCTCCTCTGCGTGTAATCGTGTATGTTTACTATTTGTCATCAATTCTAAATTTGAAATTTCGTTATTGCTTTTATCCTCATCTTTATGATGTACAGAATATCCATTTGGAATCTCACCATTTTCACATTCCCATATATATACATGAAGCCTTATGCGTTTTCCGTTTATTATTCTTGATGATAAATAGTACCCTGTCCGCTTGTCTTTTCTGAATTTATATCCATTATATAATGCCAAGTCTCCGTTTTCTAAATATTCTACCATTTAACGCACCTCCTGATATAAGATTATCATTTCTTTATTCTTATATCAAGTATCGAATCGTGTCCAGTTAGATCGTTTACTTTTTTCCAACCATTTTGAGTAAATATTAAATGATTGGCTGTTGCCTTGATCGTTCTTCCATCTTCCATCTCTATTTCAAATACTTCGACATTCTCCCTTGTCTTTCTCACATTATAGTATGTAGAAATTTCAGGTTTTCTTCGCCTTAAATTATAGCAATGTACTTTTCCTGTTTTACCAACAAGCTTTTCTATTGGAATCGGACCATCAATTGTATCAATAAGCGTATCACCAGTTATGCAATGATCATGCTGCTTCACTGGTTTATCTTCTCCACGTTCCAATGCCTTGTCATCCCAGATATAAGAGCCAAATTCTTTAATTGTTTCCTTACAACATTCAGAGAATAGTAATACACCTATATTTAACAGATTTCCAACAAATCGGATCCCATCAAGAACATCATTCTTTGCTTTCTTAACCTTGAATCCTCGTTTCTTAAGCTCCGCGATAAAGGATGCTGCTTCTGGATCGACAATGATTGATTCAACATTGATTCCTTCCAGGAACTCTTCCATGTCATCTGCATACTCTCCATCGGTCTTCTGCGTGGTCTCATCTCGACCAGAATAGTAATATTCCTTCGTTGCAACCCACTGACTCTTCTGATTCTTCTCCCAAAGAAGATATACTGTAGCATTCTGCGTACCATAATCGACACTGACGTATTTACTGCCGATTGCTGAATAATGTTCTGACGTGACATGCTTTTCTTCATCAAACATATCATAGATAATTCCCTCAGCTACAGCCCACAGGCCCTCAATATATCGATTGTAAAACACCCCGGTATACATTGCCCGGTATCGTGCTTTAATTCGCTCAGATAAGCTCAGATTGTCGTCCATTGTGAAATGTAAATAGACAAGTTTCTTTTCATCTGCACGATCAATCCAATTAGTCTTAAACCAATGATAAGGTCCATCTGGATTACAGTTAAACCAATATTTTGATCCATCAACGGAACAACGTCCTGTCGCCTGGTTAACAAAAGATTCAGGCATCAATGCAACTTCATCAAAAAAGACTCCTGCAAGTGTGATACCCTGTATCAAGTCCTGTGATCGCTCATCCTTACCGCCAAAGATGTAAAAATAATTTTCTTTGCCACCTCTCTGGATAACAACTAAGTTATCAGCTCTGTGATCTTCAACGTGGTATCCTCGACTCTTAAGCATAAGCTTTAACCAAAAGAGTACGTTTCTCCGGAAAGAACCAATCGTCTTACCGCACATACCGAAGTTCTGGCCATTGAACGTTTCCATTGCCCACATTGCAAAGGATAAACACATAGAAACTGTTTTCCCCGATCGAATAGCTCCATCTGCTATGATTCCATCTTGATCATGCACTGGCGAATTTGGTAGCCACCAGGTAAGTATCTTTTTCTGCTTCTTAGAGAACGGCCGAAACTTAAAGACAGCTTTCTTTATTCTTCTTCCCATACATCTGCCACCTCACCTTTTAAGGCTTCGATGAATCCATCGTCTTCTGTCTCTTCTTCGGATGTTCCGGACATGATCGCTGTCTTAGCTCTGATCTGCTCAATCTTAGCTTTCTGTTCTGCAGTGGCAATATCCATATGATCTGCAAGCCAATCTATTGCCTTCATACGATCTGCGAGCTTTACACTCACGCCATCACGGCCCTGCTTCACTTCTGTGATCAGAGTACCGTCAACTTTATCTGACTCTTTTAGCCGGACACTGTTGACCATCCTTGGACCATAATCAGTTTCTATTTCTTCTTGACCGAACGACATAAAATCATTCATATCTGCAAATGCAATATCCATATACTTCTGAAAGATATCTTCCTGCTTAAGCATCTCTCTATTCATGTGATTCTGCTTTAGCTGTTCAATCTCTTTTCTGATCACTGGATTCTTCATAAGCCTGCTTCCTAATACGGCAGCAGATGCATAAGTACATCCTGGATAAGCTTTCATGTAAGCTTTCGTGTAATTAAACATCCTGGATTGATACAAACAAAAAAGCTGCTGCTGATCGGTAAGTTCATCGTTGATCACGACCTGACTTACATCCTCTGCAACGGCTTCTTTTTTGTGTGCACCCTTTTTGTTTTGTGTGCACCCTTTTTGTGTACTTTTCGTCTTTTTATTTCTCGACCATGCGTATCGTTTCTTCCACGATTTCACAGTATTTATCGAGACTCCATACTTGGCAGCAATGTCTTTATACTTCATTCCCACTACATAGTCGGCTTCTGCAAGTATGTAGTTTTTTTCTTCACTCAAACATTACCACCTTCTTTCTTATTTCTTAAATGGACCACCAGGGACTCGAACCCTGGACCGATCGGTTATGAGCCGATTGCTCTGACCTACTGAGCTAGAGGTCCTTATGCCGGATTGCTCCGGCTTTTATTCAGACATCAAATCTACATTTTCAATCGCTGCCCTTGCTTCAAGCACTGCAATATACTCAGACATTGCTTTGATCTGCATGTTGTAAATGCTACGAGGGCAAGTTGGTTCAAACTCAAGTGTTCCATCATCCCACTTTTTAAGCATTCCCTTTAATCCTTCATAACGAATTACTAACTGAGCATATTCTGCCTTGAAACGTTCTTTATAATCTGTACTTATCATGCCAACAGCTGTTGCCGGTAATTTGTTTTTGTCATATTCGATATAATCAGTTTCGAACATTTCTTTTGGCAACCACTGCTCATGTCCATTCTCATATTCCATCAAGTATCCTTTATCCATCGGATCTTCATCTGCAGGAATCTGCCATCCTCGATAATCGTTATAATCACCGCGTGTCATAGGTTTTGCTTTAATAATCTTTGTTCCGATATACTGTTTCATTTGTTACCATCCTTTCTAATTTTAAACATAAAAAGACCCGGGGCCCGAAGGTCACCCGAGTTCATTTTTATAATTTGATATTAAGTTTCATGATTACCTGATTTTATACGATTCGATGATACCTCTGATTTCTTCAGCAGTTAAATTATCATGCTTCTCTTTACCCGTATTTCTCCATGCATCAAGCATTTTTTTGTATTGATCGACTCTTTTCGCATGCGAATCAAGTTCTGCACGACCGTCGTCAAAAATTTCTCCATACAAACCTTCATCACGCATTAAAAAATCCGCAAAACAATAATACTGAATTTCATTGGATCCATCGAACCCTTCATACTTGATGTCATTTTCATCAATTTGAGCCTTTTCTTCATCTGACAACTCATGATATGAAACCATCAATGCTCGGTAAAGATTAAGAACATCAAAAACAAACTGTGTCACTTCTGAAGGAACAGTTTTATCAAATCCGTCTGTTAACCAATCATACAAGTCCTCATATCCGCGCACTACAATTTTTTGAAAGTTCTCATACCTTTTACTCTCGTGTTCGTCATCACTATTTAGTATTCTCAATGCCTCGTATTGATTGTATAAAAACAATCTTTCTTTTTCTGTCAAATTCATAATAAAATCGCCCCCTATTTCTTTTTTTTATTTATTATATCACAAAGTTTCCGCATATTCTAGTAGTTATAGAACAAAAGAACATCGTATTTCTACGATGCTCAAAAAATTATACGGGGCGATTGATTGGACTCTATCCAATTTCCTCAAGTATAACTATAACACACTTTTTTGTTTAATTTGTTTAATCTTTTAGATTTTCGCTGATTATTTGAGAAATTCTGCCTTTCGTATACCCCAATCGTTCTCCAACTTCCTGTTGTGTCATGCCATTCAGGTAAATGAATTCAAAAATCTGTCTTGCATTGCTGTCAGGAATCTGGCTGATAAACTCTTCGATCTCTGCCAGAAGTTCATCCACCTGTTCCTGTCTCTTTCCATTGATCATCATCTGCCGATAGATCACATCTGCCTGTTTTGGCTCTGACATCACAACACTCATGTGCGTTTCGATATAGGGGAACGTATCCATAGATCCTTTTACTTTCCCAATGACTGCCGGAATCCTCTCTGCTCTCTCATTCAGTTTCTCCATTTTCCCTTCCAGCATCTTCTGCTCCCTCTTCAGAGATCTATACTGCCTTAGCTTTTTCTTATCCATGTCTTGCCTCCTGTTACGATTTATTAACTGCTGCCTTATCCGGTCTGTCATTTCCCGGTACTCTTGTTTGTAATGCGCCCGATCGGCACAAATGCCCATGCAGATTATCTCTGCACAGGCTTTGCATGGATCTACCATATCTTTCTTCCACCTTTTTGCTTCATCAGGTTTCTTTTGTAAAGCTTCCCTTTGGTCGTCGAATAGTACTTGTCTTTGTCTTCTTTCTTTTTCTGTCTTATTGCCTGCATACTTAACTTCCATGCAGTAAATTCAGTGCATTTTCTTCGACATTCAACTCGTTTTTCTCTTTCTCCGCCATGATCACACTTGAAACATGGACAATCTAGATATCCCATTTATGTATCACTCCTTATAATTTTTCAGTGGGCATAAAACGCATGCTCCTGCACTTGTTTTGTCAAAATGTGGTGTCATTTTTGCATACACGCAATAACCGTCGCACATTTCTTGTTTTACTTTTTTCAGGTCGTCGTTTACTGTTATTACTCCTGTCAGCTTATCAGTAATTGATACTTCCCTTGTCATAACTCATCCCTCTCTTTCGCTGCGGCACAGAGTGACATCACTGCCACTCCTGCTACTGCTCCAATAACTAATCCGCTTAAAAATCCAACGATCATAAATTAACCCTCCATCATATTTTCAAACCTGTATTTTTGCTTTGCATCTGGATATTTTTCGTGATCTACTTCACTCATAAACATCTGTAATGGTCTTGCATAGATTCTTTGCATTTCTTTTGTAGCAGCATATACTACAAGTAATTCATTTGTCTCCGTATAGCGAGCAACATTAAGGACAACATATAAGTTCCCTTTAAAGTGTTTGTACACTTCGTAAGGTTTTGGCATGTGTCGTCCATTTAGCATTTTCACCACTCTTTCTATTTTCTCTATTGTCTTTCCCATATTCTTAACGCTCCTTTATTCCAAGTGGAATGTTACATTCTGCATGATTGATCCCAGTATCAAAAATTTAATAGCTTGATAGCAATCTTTTTTTCGGTCGGAATAAAAATAAATTCCATAACATACGATTGTTAGTGTTAAACTTAATACTTTTACAGCATCTTTTGTTGTTATCATTTCTTACTGCCCCCCCCCACATCGTAAATCTCACATGATACTACTTCGTTTCCTGTTCCGTTATCTGTAACCTCAACATCCACGTCATATCCGGAACCCACCAGAGCATCAATGATGATACTCTGGATGGATTCTTCTTTTGTATGGATGTAGGCTTTTCCTAATCTTTGTCTTACTTTGCCCATTACTCTTCCTCTAGTTCTTTTTGGATTTCGCTTGTTAATTCACAATAATAATTATCTATTACTTCTTGACACATTTGAGTTAGTGCATTAATGCTTGATAAACAAAGCATATTTTCTTCATAAATTACATAAGCTGGTGTTTCTCCATCTTCTTTGTATAAACATTCAAATGCAATAACATATATTTCATTTATCTCATTACAATCTTTTAATTCACCTCTTTTTCTATATAATTTTTTAATAAGTCTTTTATAAAATCCTACCAAGATTTTCATAGCTCCGTCTTCATCTTGGTCCAGATTATAAATTATTTCTGGCTGATTCATAATTGTACAAATGATTGTCTTTTTAACTGCATCCTTGAATTGTGTCTTTGTAATCATATTCTCTTCTCCTTCCAGCTGATACATCAACTGTTGTATTGTTTTATTAATTGATGTATTAAATGATATATTAGTTAATCCTTAACTTTCTTTAACAATTAATAGAAACGGTCTTTCTGCATTTCATCATCAACTTCCTTTGGTATCGGAATCGGTTCAAAGTCATCATTTTCCCCATTCATAAATTTAATCAGACCATCTATGTAGTTGTTAAATTCTACCATTCTTTTTTCTTCATCGGTCATTATCGATCACTTCCTTCTCACAATAAATGCATCCCTTATCACACTTGATCCGAACCTTTAACTTCTGCTGCTTGTCCGGACATAATCTCATCTCTCTGATTGGCTTATTGGTGATCTCACAGATGTAACCTTCAAATTCTTTCTTGTTTACCATTATTTTCTCCTCCATGCCATCACTACATCGTTCTTTCTAAGATCTAATTTAATGTTGTTTTCTTCTCTGACCTGCTCGATCATATCGATCCATGTCACATTTCCTGTTTCTAAACACTCTGTTTTGTCATTGAATCTTTTCTTGAATCGATCTAATCTCTTAGTTCCGAAATCAAATTCATCTTTCAAGACTATAAGACTCATGATCAATACAGTATCTAAAATCTGTAGCGTTGCATCTCTAAAATCCTGATCAAGTTCTCTTGGATCTATTAGTGTTCGAAGTCCTGCAAGATTTCTCTGTCTTGTTATTCTCTGTAGCTCTTCTAATCCTTTTTCTTTTGCTATTTTGTCACAGAACGCAATTCCTTCATTTCTGCCCTGCATTATATAATCTTGTTTACTCATACTATCTACCTATCTCAGACAGCTTAACTTTCTACCTGAAACAGCATTTATACTGATCACATTTCTATAATTTCTTGCCCGATCATATAAACTGCCGTGATTCTTCTCCTGTGATTTGAAAAATTGTAATACCAAATCTAGTTTGTGAAAAATAAAAATACAAAAAACCTGAAAAATATGTTTACGTTTGCTTGCTTCGTTAATAGTTACTCGAAAAATCTTAATCAGATAGAAAGTTAAGCTGTCTGATCGTACTCCTTTACTTATTTACTTATGATATCCGGCACAATTGCCTACATAATGCCACTGCAAACCTTCGTGTTTTGTCTCGCCCCCCCCTGTTATCTCAGGGTAGAAACGCTTATACCACCTCATCAATGTCTTATGATCGATGCCTGATGTTCTACTGATCTCATTTGTGGACATGCCATGTTGGATCCATAACTGCACAACACGGCGTTTAAATCCTTTGCTGTAATCCGCCATCAGTTCTCCTTTCTGCCCACTGCCTTAGGCAGCAGGCTCATGGCTTATACATTGGCTTGTTTCTTATGCATGTTAATAGTTCCTGTGGTATATAATTCAGTCCATCCGGCTGATCTCTGTCCGCATATGTGATCATCTTTTTACGTCCTGTCGCTTAAGATCATCCCGAAACCCACAACTACCACGACTATTACTACGACTTTTAACAACAATCTTAGGTTGTTGGTTACTACGGACAGAGATCAACCGGATGCTTTTTATTCTCTTTTACATTGCTACTAACAGCTTATTAATAAAATACTGCTGCCCTTTACCAATGACCTTTGTAGTCTTTCTGATCTTTGTCATTCCATCCGGATTTGTGATCGTTCTTTCTTCAACTTCAAACAATCCCATTTCCATGCTCTTTTGTGTTGGCATATTCCAACTTGGACCTCTTCTTTGGATTAAATATCCGTTATTTCTGAGTTTTTGAAACAGTCTGTTTTGACCAATATCAATTCCTTTTTGCTTAAGAATTTTTGCTAAATCTCCGATCAGAATAGAATCTTTACTCGCTGTTACTGCATCAGCAAAGATTTCTTTAGGCTTCATACGTTCATTGTCTTCAATCAACGTCGCATTTTCCGATTTTAGTTGATCAATAGTCTTATCCGCCATCTTCAACGCTCTAGCAAAGATCTGCTCTGGCGTGTTCCATGCTTTCTCGAGATCAAGGAAATACTGTCGAATCTGTTTCCCTTCTGGCGATCTCTGAATCATACATATCTGTTTTGCCATATCAATAGAAATTTCATGGTCAATATATGTAGTTTCGTTTCCTTGAGCTGTTAGTCTTTTATGACTAATAGCTTTGAAGTCTTCGTTTTCTGTAAAACCATACTCTTTCATTCTTTCAAACCACTTTGTATACTGGGTTCTAATATTCAGTTGTTGGTGCAAATCTCTTGCCGATACACAAGGCTGATCTGCATCATAATTAACAGAAATTAAATTATCCATACGTTATGTCACCTCCTAATTGTTTCTTTAATAACTGCTTCTCCAGATTCTCGTAATCACAATCTTTGAATTCTCGCTGTGTAAAATTGTGTATAGTTTCTTCTTTCTTTGGCTTCGGTGTTGATTTCTTCCGTTTCTTTGATGTAGGGAAGAAACTCTTATATCCTCCACCAAATGCTTTTCTTACAATGCCCAACTTATCAGAATCGTTCTCAGCCAGAGAATCTAGTTCTTCTTTCAAGGCGTTGATCTGTTCTGCAGATAATGTTGGTCCAGTATGATTCCTCATATCAAGATAAAGACAGAACTCTCTGTTCAGATCTGGATTGCTATAATATATATTTTTATTTACTTTACTTTCCTTTTGTCGTTTTTCTGTTGCAGAAATATCTTTTTCTGTTGCAAAAATTCTTGTTTCTGTTACAGAAATGCTATTTTGTGGTGCATTTAATAAAGGTTGACCGTTTTCATCAATCAACCAATATTTACTTCTATCGACTTTGTTCCTAACAGTCACTTCTTTATAGCGTCGCTGAACTCCAACAGAGGTAATAACATTTTGATTCAGGAGGTCTTGATCGAAAAGACCTATCTCCGCACAATAATGAATTACTTGTAACACAAAGTCTTTTTTCTTTACCCAGCGGTTACCAATGGTTTTGATTATTTTTACCGCTAACTGCTCCATTTTAGGCACTTCCAGGTAATATCCTTCATGATAAATCATGCATAGAACAACATCATAGATGGTCTGCCCTAATGGACCATACTCGTTCATCAGATCCATGATGTTAAAATCGTCATAATAATCGACATCTTTAGGAAAGTAATCTAGTCCTGTTTTGGGTTTACGGCCCATTAGAACACCGCCTTTCCTCTATAATATTTCTTCTATCTCTACTTCAACTCGTGGGTCCTCTGCATAATGCTTTTCCATATGCAGCGTTACAACCTGCGTATCATCTCTGTATGCTAATTTATTCAATGCATCCAGAATGCTTTTTGCAATGTTATCAATGTCTGGTTTCTTCGTTGGAAACATAAGGTCTTCCAACATCTGTTGTTTCTTTTTCCTGCTTGTACTCTTAACGATCGGATAATAAGCTATGATCGTTACTTTTAAAGGCTGTCCGTCATTAAAAATGATATTGTTTGATTCCTGTCTGTAACAGCACTTGATCAAATTCTCGTATAGCATAGTACCTTCTGGCGTATATGAGAATGTTCCACCTTTTTTACTACGGACAGTTCTTGCCCTGGCTTTTCCTTTCGGTGCACCAGGGACTGTAAATCTAACTGTCTCCATAACTGTTACCCGATGATCGTGATCACTTTTAACAGTTCTTCCGGTAAATTCTCTGTTAAATATTTCTTGATAGCATCTACAGCTTCATACTTCCAGAGACCACCATCAGCTTCTACCAATTTAAACATTGGCTGCCCATCAGAACCTTCTCTGATTCGGAAGATAAACTTACTTTCTGGCTGTTCTACTTCCAGGAAGGTACGATATGGGCGAAGTGTTACTGGATTTGGTACGATTACATCTTCTTTTCCTGCAATGCCTTTTGTGATCGTAGCTTTCTGGCTGACTCCATCATCTCCATAGTTGGCCACTGTTTTATTTTCTACGTTTCCGGCAACTGAAAGAATCAGTTCTGTTTCATCACTCTGTTTAAAGGCAGTCTGCATATTAATTACAAACGCTTCCTGATCATAGTAGTGATCGAAATCAAATCCATTTGGATTTGTATCTACGCGGAATAATTCTTCTCGATTTCTTTCCTGTGTAAGACCAGATAGTAATCTTACTCTTGTTGGAGATTCTACGTGAATGATCATAGATTCTCTTAACTCTTCACTCTTTCCACTGATATAATCGATCAGAGAATTAAGACTTGTAGCTGTCAATGGTTCTGCAAACTCTTCTCTGTCATATCGTGACATTGATTTATCGCAATAAGTCTTTCCTGCGATTTTTACAACGTGTGGCTCTCTTGCACTGTCTGTCAATTCTTCGATCTTTTCGATTGCTTCTCTTAAAAATGTATTATCCATTGTTATGTATCCTCCTGTTTTATGCCTGTTTTGCTTTTCTTAAATCAATCACTTTGTTACTTGGTTCGTAGATCTCTCCAGTATCCGGATCAAAAGCTTTCGGTGTTTCATCTTCTTCCTGGTCGATCACATCATCAACATTCATCTGACCAGGAATCTGGTTAAAGATTTCAACCGCTTCAACCTCTCCGGTGCGAAGATCTCTGCCCATACTCAGTGCTGTTGTAGCTCCAAGTTCTGGTGCAAGACTTAACTTCGTTTCAACTGTAGTTGATACAAAATTTCTCTCATCGTTTGGACGAAGAGAGATTGATACATTAATCTTTCTTACCTTCTGTGCATCTGTGTTGGGATCCTGAATGTTTTCAGTGACTTTTTCTAAAGCCTTATTGAGCTGTACTGAAAGCTTCCCTCCTGCAAACTCCTCTAAATTAAAATGTTTCATTGTGTCTCCTTTCTTTTATTTAAAGAACTGCTGTGGTTCTTCTTTTGTTGTTTCTTCCTGCGGTTCCTGTTTCTCTGGTTCTGTCGTTTCCTCTACTGCTTCCTGCAGATCCTGATCTGCTACAATATTTTCTTCTGAAACTGTATCTACATAATCTTTTGTTCCATCTTCATGGATCACCGCCATATCAGATTCCATTGCATTCTGCATATCAATGCTCATGATTCCCCATTTACTGATCAGCTGGCGAAGCATTGTCTTATAAGCCATTCCATCAAAATCTTTCTCCCAGAATGTATATCCTTTTTTTGCTGCATACCCTTTGGAATACTTTAATGCATGTGCTTCCATTTTCTTTTTGGACCAGTACATAGCTTTTCGGAAACCGTTTGTATATTCAAACATTGCATAGTATCCGATCGTCTTTGCTTCTTCCCTTACTTCCTCATCATCGATCAGATTTACTTCGATTTCTTCATTCAGTGGATCAAATCGAACCAATTCCCCATCCTTAATTGCCAGAACGTTTAGTTTTTTGTACTGCCCTGAGCGGATTGCTAACTGAATGTATCCTTTATAACCAAGCTGAAACTGTGCTTCTTTACATCCTTTTTTGTTGTTTCTGAATGGAACCATGTAATACTGTCCAAGCTGTGGTGATGGAGAGAGTTTTAAAGACTCTCCAAGTAGTGCAGCGCTTAAGATTGATGGATTTGTACATTCCTGTAAATCTGAATTAACCTGTACTGCAGATACAATAGAAGCAATGAAACGATCTCCGTTTTTACCACCGACTACATTATTAATCTGATTTTTTACAGCATCATTTGTAAGATATGCCGTTAATCCTGTTTTTTGCTGTCTGTTTGCTAAACTGTTTCCAACTGCCATTTTATAATTCCTCCTTTGGATCTATGATTTTAAATTCTTCACATACTTTTTGTACTAGACTGAGTCTTGCGTTAACTTCTTTAAAGTTATGTTCTTTCACAGTACATCGGAATGTGATCGTTGATATTTTTTCTTCTGTATTCACTGGCTTCTGTGCTTTTACTGGCTTTTCTGTGCTTTTACCTGCAAATACTACTTTCTTTGCTTCTTCTTGTGATCGTTGTTTTCTTTGTTCCTCTTCCTCTTTTAGTTGTTCTTCATATATTGCTTTCTGCTTTGCTGTCTCTTCTAATTTTTGTTTTTTGTTAATCGCTGCAGTGAGATCAAAGTTCTTTAGATACTCTTCTTTCATCTCATAAGCAAAGGAACTCGTGTCTGCATTGATCACAAATAAATCATTGTCAACCTTGTCACGAATTTCTGTGATTTCCTTTGTGATCGATTTAAACGTTGTTGATACATTCAGCCAGGATTCTTTAAAAATTTTGTCAAACGTTACTACATCAGCAAGTCCACCGATTGTTTTTGCATAGATTTCTTTGACCTTTTCAAGTTTTTCCTGTCTTGTTGCTTCTTCATATCCTTTGATCTGCGTATCAATATTTGCAATCGCTTTATTAACAATACCAACCAGTTCTTTCTCTTGTTTCTCGAATGCTGAATATGGTTCTGTAATCTGTTTTTTAATTTCTTTTCGCTTGCTCTCTAAAGCTTCCACAAATTTATTAAGATTTGCACGATCTTTTTTGGCATCTTTTACCTGATCTGCTGTATAAACCAGATTCATGTAATCATTCGCTTTTCCCTGGATCTCTGTTTTTAACTCTTCATAGTTCCAGTCAATCTCTTTCAGAAATCCCTCTTCCTGCGGATTGTATATCTTAAGTTCCATGCATTTCTCCTTTTAAATTTCTGGAAGAATCAAGTTCGGTTGCTGTCTTTTTAAAACTTTCTGCCAGAACTCTTCTTCCGCTTGTTTTAATATCTCAATATCTTCTTCTACATCTGATCGCTCAATATGATAATCTTTTGTTTGTAGCCTGATTTGACCCTGCCATACTGATTTAAGTTGTGCTCTCAGTCCAACAAACTCATATTCAGTAACCAACAGATAATGCAACACCTGTATGTAATAGTTGTCCGGAATCTGATCTCTCCATTTTTCACGCTGCATACTTTGCAGGATATTAGTTGTCTTGATTTCTAAGATTCCTTTGCGACCATCCTGATCGGTTAGTTCTCCGTCCAAAGATGCATGTGCCCATGGATACTTTTCATTCCGGATCATGTTGTCTCCGAAGTACTCAACCTTGTACTCTGGATGGTCAAGTGCGAACAGCGATCTAAGCAACGGCTCCGCATCATGTCCATACCTTACATAATCTTCTCCGGAGATATCTGCAGGTACTCTCTGTCCTATTTTTTCTAAGTATAGATCAACGTTAGTTTTATAAGGGCTAAGACCTAACACTGCAGATGCATCAGATCCACCAATCCCATGCCTTGCATTTAACCAGGAATCAAAGGAATCGAACTGGATCCGTTTGATTCCTTTGCTAATCTCAATCTCCTGCATCTTTAAACCTCTTTCCCAATTCTTCTAATTTAGGAAAGACAAGATCAAACTGCTCTTCTGACATTTCGCAAAACTCAATTCCTGCATTTCCATACTTTTCTCCAATAATCAAGGCATTACCAAGAATCGGGTATCCATGGCGATCTGTCTCATACAGCCATGAAGCTATCTTAT